ACCATAATAATTATATGATGGAATTTTATTTCCATTCAATCTCTGCCATTTATTACCAGAACCGCCATTAACATAAAAATTACCAGCTTCGTCAACTCCGATTTCGGCTCTTCTTATTTTTTCCATACTATCTCTCTCTTGTTTGGCACTTTAATGCCAGTTCTTCATCAGTTAACCCGACTTTAATCCCAGTTCGATAAAAAACATCGTGGGAAAAATCCCGCCGGAGCTTTTTTTGGGAGCCACGCGATGAAATAGGGGGGGTGGAATCTACGGACCCCCTCCCCCCTCATAGTCAGCAGCCGAAACTTTCTTCCACATTCCCGAAACATTCTCAGTAACAATCTCATCCATCGCTTGATCGATGATTAACGCCTGCTCAGTCTCAGGTAGATCAGGTGTTACCCTCGCTATTCTCGCTAAGAAGGCTGGTGTATTATATCCTTGATGTAGATCAAAGTTAAACCATTCATCCCATTCGGTGAATGGATTAAATGGATTGTCTACAGTTGTTAACATATACTCAGGCATTTTCTAAACCTAGCTTGAGTGTTGTCAAACCAATACCTAATGCATCCGCAATCTCTTGCTGTGTATAGCCATTAGCATCCATAGCTCTAGCTCGAGCAAGCTCTGTACTAGAAAGTTTTGATACATGCTTAGGCATAGCCAGCTTCTTGATGTGAGCAAGATCTGTGTTTGTTAAAATTTGATCTAGTCTATGCGTGCTAAGTGCACCGGCCTGAATAGCTTCCCATTCCTTGTCCGTAATATCGATCTTAGTTTTTGCTGCGCCAGTTCTAGCCCTTGCTTCTATCAATGCTTGCGTCTCTATCTTTTTAACTTCATCATTACTCATTCCTGGATTAGCCTGACGCCGCAAAGAAACCTGGGCATTAGCAATGAGCTGGGCATGTCTTTCAAGGGGGGCATTCTTTTTAGCTAGATTTAACTTAGCATTTAACGTTGCAACTTCATTGGCATAGACCTTCTTGGCCGATTTAGATTGTGGTAGACTCCGTAAAGCAACCGCCTCTTTCCTCGCACTGTTGGCCATAGCCTTGAGTCTATTAGAATGATCGGCATAGATACGCTCCATAACTGTACCCGAAGACAAGTCATGAGCATTGTCTGTAACAGCAAGACGTTCAACCTTATCGGTAAGTGGAATCCTACGACCCGTTTCTACTTTGATCTTCTTACCAGTAGCCTTATCCACTACTGTTTTAAATTCGGGTCGTGTTCTACCAGTTAACTCAAAGACCTTCTTGCCCGAAACTGGATCAATAGGTCCACCTTTACTAGCGCGTCTGGGCTGCCTTTGTGGAATGCGTGTATCTGCTCCAGCTCTACTAATTAAAGTAGAAGCACCAGCCCGCTTACTACCTTGATATTTCTCTTTTAACTGACGAATACCATTATCTTTTTCAGACCGTTTGAAATCAAGTTCATGCTTTTCGGCATCAATAACAACCATTGAATGTCTAACAGCGCGAGCTATTTCATCTGTACTAGCATGTCGAAGAGTCATATCTGTAATAAGATTCGAAACACTTCCCATTTCCTGTTGCTTACGAGCAGCATTCATCCTGGGAATGGGAGAATCTTTTGGAATCTTATAGATCATTGGATCAAAATTCTTCAACCCTTCAAGAGCAGCAGTACTCTTAATTAAGTTTCTATTATTAGGGATAGCAACAACGGTGTCACCATCAAAGTCAGCACCAGACAAACGATGAGCAACTTCATGATGAATACCTATAGCATCGCTTGCATTGCCCAACAAACGTTTACCTTCACTCACACGATTGTTAACTGTTAGTTCTGGTATTTCGAATGTACCAGAATGGGGATAACGAATTAAAGCTACACGCTCACCATTTCTAAAAGTGGGCGCATAAACTTCCGTGGGTTTTATAGACGATAATGGAAGGAGAACTTTTGTTGCTTGTCTTGGTAAACTGGCTGCGTGTAGATGTACAGCCGCAGAATCCGTTGAATCAGCAAATCCTAATAAAAGCTTTTTCTTTACGGTGGGATTTGTCAGAGAATTTATTTCATCCAACTCTTTAATTCTGCGCTCAAAAGTAAGATCGAGCTGAGTTCTCGCGAGATCTGGACTTTGTTTAGAAAGAGTCTGTGATGCTATATTTCTAGACCATTTATCCCAAGATCCTTCAACACCAGATCCTTCTTTTACACCAACAATATTTAGAGCCGATGAAACTTTACCTTTATCATCATGAATTTGTCTAACAATTGATCCAAATGGTAACTCTGGATCAGACGATATTTCTTTGAATGCATCTTTTTTTCTACCAGTATTAGACTTCTTGGTATTAAAAACAATGTCTGTACCAGCAGGAAGATCATCTCTTAAAATCGCCATGCCCTTAATATAATGAGTACCATCAACCATGATACGAACTTGTCCATAGCGATCACCACCCATAGAAAGATCTTTAGCTCCTTGACGAATATAGATGACGCCATCGGCTTTATCCCCACCATCTTCAGCATAATTAACTTTAATTCGTCTAGAACTAATAGAAATTGGTTGCTGAAATCCCAAAAAAGTACGACCATTATCTTGAGAGAAATCAGTAATGGTTTTTATTTGTGCTCTATTTCTTTGAACTTCACTCAAAGGAGTTCCAGGTTTTGCCAAGACTTTTGTCTTGGTAAATTTACCCGTACCAAGCTGCTTAACATCAATGTTGTGAACTTCATATCCTTGTTCTCGTAAAGCAGCAAGAGCATTGTTTAGGCGAGTTTGCGTAATACCCAACTGACTATCCACACCTCTACCAACATCCACATAATTTTTAGAGTCGACGTGACCCTTAAGCATATTAGCAGTTGCTGTAATGGCGTCAGCTTTATCCTTTTCACCAGGAGCAAGAAGAGCTCGAACTGAAGATTCATTAAGTCCCATTTTCTGTCCAATTGCTATATTAGACAGACCATGTTCCTTATAACGTTGAGCAGTAACAATTTTATCTTGTTTCTGTTGAGCATTAGCAATTGAACGAGCAGCACGAAGTTGAGTTGTTGTGATGCCAAAGCCTCTAGCAATCTCAGACTCCGACATCCCCTTTTTCTTAAGATCAGCGATTGTGTCTAGATAACTTCGATTTCTAGCACTTTGTGTTCCACCGGAGCCCCAAGGATAGCGTCCCGACCGGCGAAGGATCCCGTAATGCGCGAGATGTTCTTCTTCGGTGCGAATCACGATTCCTCCTCTAATCGTCGGTAATCAATCAACTTGTCGAAATCCTGAATTCGTTCCATTATGAATTGAATATCCTCTGGATCTGCATCATAGACAGCCACTTCATCATCTTGGTAAATACGAAGCTCGATCGATATATCGAATGGATCAACTTCATATTCTAGACAAAATAGAGCTGCATAAATTTCAAGTTGGTGAACTGATCCTGGAGTTACTCCAGTTTTCAAATCATGAATTCGAAGTTTTTTACGTCGAAAAGAAATGGTATCAGCAGTACCAAAACAATTATCAGAATAGTAAAGAACCTGTTCGCAGGTCATCTTATAGTCAATAGCATCATTAATATAGAGACCAATGGTGCCAACTAGATTAGATCTACGACCCGCTTCAATCTCTCGCAAAGCATATTCATGTTGAAGAGTTCCATAAGCCGAAGCTTGTGTAGCAGTCCATTTTTGAATTAGCTTAGTCGGAGTGTAATGAATCCAATGATACTGGCTTGGACTTAGAAATGCGTGTTCGCCTTGGAGGCTTAAATGCCTGTTCCAACGCATCCAAAACCTCCTCTAAATTTTCGGGATAGATGAACGCAGCAAAAGACATACCATCCAATCTTTGTACATAGTAATCTTGATTTGATTGTCTATTTGCATTTGCTGATTTCTTAAATTCCAAAGATGCCCAATAAGGCCCCCAAAGAATAATTAAATCTGGGTGTCCTTGAATATAACTAGGATCCGGTTTTATGATTTCACAATCCGGAAACATCTCTTTCAAACGATTAATTACCTTAGTTTTGAATGCTCCTTCATTCATTATCCATTCCTTCGCAGAAAAATAATAGCGATATCTTCATCCTCCCTATTATATGGTGCGATAAAATCGCTACATAATATCTAATTAGTTTTCTACAACTTCGAGCGGTAAATCGTGACACAAATCCGCCAACCATGCGGCAATTTAATTATCTTGTGCTTCTTAAGTTTCATAAATTCTAAACCTTTGATAGGTTGGCCAGACATAGGTATTATTCAGAATAGACAAAACTATTTCGTCCTCCAAGAGTC